CATCTACCAAGTAAACAAATTCTCCATAGATGTAAGCCACTGGCAATGACACATTATCTTTACCTAAGTTCTTAGAATCACAAACTGCAATAATCGCATCTGGACGCTCCTCTGGTAAATCGAAATAATACATCAAATCCTCTTGGTTATACAGGATACCTTCACGCTCAATCGCTTCTTGCAGGTATAAAGCACTAAATGATGCTTCATCCATGCCATCCTGCATGTCCTTGTAGTATTTTGTAGTGAAACCACCGTGGAAATTAAACTGACTCTCTCCATTATCGTCATAACACGATAAATCCAGTATTTTAACCCTTGAATTGTTCTCATTGGCACTTTTTAACTTACACATTGGGTCATGTACTGACCAATTAGTTGCGATATGTATCTCTTTTGCACCATCTTTCTTTCTTTGTCTAGCATTAACAGTGTACTTATTCCAAAGATTGTCTAATCTAGGGATAGAAAGTGCTTCTTCAATACCAGACACCAAGTCATCACAGTAGAGGTAATCACTTGCTTCTGCTCTACCAGTCATCGAACCACTGATTGGAACAAATGAAATACTTGGATATCTCTTCTTTGTCTTTAACCAAATCTCCTCACGCTTTGCATTTTGCAATACGAGTGGACAATCTGGGAACATATCCCCATAACGAGCATTCTCAATGATTTCCATTACTCCAATATAGAACGAACTTGTAATATTATCCGAGTAAGAGGTTGCCAACTGAGTTTTCTCTGGTTTTCTACCAATAATCCATGCTAAGAATCTAATTCCAAATGTCGATTTACCGACACGAGGTGGCATTGAGATTAAAAGCATGTCATATGCATCATGTATTTCCATATCATTTAGGGTATCCACCAAATCTTTTAGATGATTCTGTCTGTGATGATAAAATGCCCTGTTGGGGTCATTATGGTCCTCGTCCAATTCCAAATATTTATTGAAACTAGCAAAGTCATTAGGGGCAACTACTCGCAAGACCTCAACATATAAGTTGTAAAATCTTAGTAGTTCCCCCTCATCACTACAATTAGAAAGCTTATCTTCAAGATTTGGAATCACAACCTCTACATAATTTTGCAATTCCTGTTTATTCATTAAGCCATCTCCCAAATATCCTTACCATAGTTAACTGCCAGACTATAAGATTGCTCATTCTTCACATCTCCGAATGTCCATACCTCATCACTGTGCTCAATATAGTAATTTAAAATCTCAACATCGTCTATTGTATCCATCGTTTTGAAGAAGTAGGGAAAACCCTCCTTCGCCAGTTCATCAAGTACCATTGACTGTGTAAATCTGTCTCTATCAAAGATGATAAACACCTTTTTTGCATTTGCTACGTCCATATCACTACCACTTCTTTCTTCTTTCCACTCAAACTTAGAATCGGTATCTTAGTGTGGTCTGCTGGTTCGTACATTGCTTTTGCTCCGTATCCACCAAATTTCAAGAACGGAGTAGTTACCATTCGGGTGAATCCACGCATAGTTACTGTCTCATTCTTGCTATCCACAACAATTTTAGCAGGGAAGTATGACTCACCTTGATGAATGTGACCAGTAATAAGTGCGTCTATTCCATCAATCGCATATCCCATGACTCTAGTTTTGAATTTAGATGCACCATGAAACAATGCAAACGTGTATGTCCATTGTCTATCATGTTGCTTCTCTCCCAATCCTACTTTTACAAATCCACTTGTCTCTCTGTACAAATGTTCCAATCCAAGAAGTAACATCACATCATACATTGCACAATTGTCACTATCCTTCTTGGTTCTGTCCTCATGATTACCTTGTACTGCACATAAGATTTTATCCTTCATTGGCAATAACTCTTTCATTAACCAACGCTTTTGTTCTGAGGGTGACATTGTTTGGTCATATACACCTGCTCCAACTGAGCGTTTGTTACCATTCTCAATCAAGTCTCCAATACATACAATAGCTGAATGCTTGTCATCCATAACCATCTTCTTCCATCTTTTCCACTTATCATGGTCGAACTCTCTTGCTCCAACATGCAAGTCTCCAAGAGGGTACAGGTTCAGATATGGAGTATCTTTATCATACCTTCTTACTATTAAATCAAATTCATTACTCATATTGCTCCTCCTTTGTAGTTTTAATCCATCTTTCTGATATTATTGTTAATTGTATCCCAACCAACATTGTGTCATCGCTACTTGAACATAGTTTATCGGCAGGACATATGTCACAACCACCAAGCATTGTGTAGTAGCCACACATTAAAGTGATATTAGTGTGCATAAAACCCCCTAAAAGTAATGCCCATCCAAAGGATAGGCTACTTGTGTGTTAATCTCTGGTCCAACACACTATGACCTACTGGCACCCAAGCAAGGAATCGAACCTCTTATACAATGGTTTTGGAGACCATCTGGAACCCAGTTCCAATAAAGTTTACTCGGATAAAATCATGCCTTTATCTAGGTGACATGAAAGGTATGGTTCACCTTTAGACATAGCTAAGATTAAATACAAGACCCAAGCTAACCAGACTCGGTAGGTTTTGTTTGTTTGAATAGTAGAGCTGTCATTTCAAACAGTTATCTATCAACCTTCTATGCTTCAGACCTCTACTGACGCTTAAATTTAGTTAATCCTGTATTTAAAATGGTTTCAATGCTCGCAAGGAGCAAAATTGTATCCATAGTGTTATAGCACACTAGAAAGCTTTTGACCTCTCGGTCTGGACAGAGGGTTTTATGGAAACTCTCTCAAAACCATGTTTATCATTCCCTACTACCCTTTAAACTTTTTTCTTTCACTTATTTTGTCAAGCTAGTTGTCGTAGGAGTGTAAAGTTAATAACCTACTGTGGTCTCTCCATATACACTTGACAACCTAGCGTATATTTCATAGAGAATGTCATTTTACACCTAGTCAATCAGGCTCAGTCGTTTACAACCGAGGGCAATCGACACCTAGGAATTAATGGATGCAGAGTCGGGACTCGAACCCGAAGCATCGGATAATGAGTCCGAGATGTTGCCAATTACACTACTCTGCTATGAGTGCGGGTTTAGGTTGTCGATAGCCAAACCCAAATGCTACCTCTATCAAGAAAGGAGGAGAGTCGAATGATTACCCTCACTATATTATACACCTTTTTTGGTGGAAATATAAGAAAATCGGAAAACTGTTAAGAATTTTTGGAGGGTGAAAAACTCTTAAGAATTTTTGGGAGGTGAAAATGGGTGTCACCACTACCTACCAATTTCTGGAAATAGGGGAGGGGTGTCATAATTGTTCAAACATTTCATACAATGGTGACAATGGCAAGATTTTAGTTTTGGCTTGCAAAATTCTCAAATGAATGAATTGTTTCAAATATTGTGACAATTGCAGGTTTAAGAAAAGGGACTTTCATCCCTTAATCATTAACTAGCTTGACTAGCATAATTAGTGTAACCACTGGCAATATGGCAATATATACCAGTAGCTTAAATATACATCCGATAGAATCACCACCTTTCTAGTATAGTCCAATTGTCAACTCATTATTTAACTGGGTTTCCAAATCCCTATGCTCTAGGATAACCTCCTCACATTCTAGACATATTCTGTTAATATTGCTTTCGTCCTCGTCATGTGTCCACTCGTTACAGTTCAAACATTTAAACATTTTTTAATCCTCCCATTCTTCATATGAATAATACCACACGTTATCTAGGTACCTTGTGAAGTTCTTATATGACATGTCGATAAACTCGGATATGTCTAGCTTGCTAGTCGCTTTACCCTTATTGTCTGATAACTCAATTATTAAATATTCATCATCCAGTAGTATGAAAACTTCTTTACCATACCATGTACGCATGTATTCTATCATTGGATATGGATACAAATTTATATCCCTATGGTCCTTTTTAATCTCGTTAAATGGTAACATTTTTTACACCTCCTCAATACATTCTTCAATTTTATCATTTAATTCTTCTCTTAAATCATCCCAAGAATTGTTAATGTCGAAATCATCTGATAAGTAGTTGATAATATATTCAATATGTTCTTCAATAGTCGCTTCAGTTTCTTCAGTCCAGTCTTGCTTGATTTCGTTTACATGGTCAACCAGTACGTTGTATGCTATCCTGTTAAGATTTTCATATACTTGTTGTGTATAATATTGATAATAACCATACTGAAAAATTTGCGTTAAGTCTGTTAAGCCTTCTGTTAAACCTTGTGCAATCGCATCTTCAATATGTTCTGAAATTTCGCTTGCATACTTCCATATTTCACTATTATACATTGGAATATATCTGTCTACGTGTTCCGATATTGCATCACACATGTAACTAGCAGTTATTTCTTCAATTTCTTGCAATAAGTCGTTTTCATCTCCAATTAGTTCATCTGTGGTGTAGTTTAGTTTTGTTAAGTTATTCATAATTAACCCTCCATTTCCTCTAAGTCGATTCTAATATCCAATACTTCACTTGCTAGGTTTTCAAGTCCACGTAATGCCATACCATAGTTACATTCTCTTACCTGTGACTGTAATAGCTTAAGAGTATCATATACCTTGCTTAATTCATTTTCCAATGATGTAGTCAAGTCGCTTGCATCGTCTATCGCCACCATGTTATTAATATCCACTACCCTTTGTGCATGCCAACATATTGAGTCTATTACATCGTCTATAATAGAATCTGTTACTTTACCAGCGTTAATGTGGTTCGAATTTTTATTGATAGCGCACTCGATGTAATTACCGAGTTCACACTCTAGACCTTCCTTTGATACTGCTAACATTTCATAATTATCATCATAAGACATGTTGTATTTCATATTATACCACCTTTTCACATAGTCTATTGTCAAGACTCTATAAATCCACTAACCTATTTAATGGACTTAATGAAGGCTTGACACGCCTTCTAATTTATTCATACATACTCTTTGCAGTCGTCGCACTTATCGAATAATTCATAGATAAAATACTCTTTTTTATTTATATAGTCATATATTGCATTTTCTGTTATGTTTATACTGTATTCATTTGTGCATAAAATACTAAGTCCGTAAATATCTAGCTCAAAAGTTAGTTCGCATCCTTCTAATAATCTAAAGGATTTAAACTCTTTATGCTTTCTTAGTTCGCTTTCAGATAAACCATTCAGCTCTATTATTATATTTTTTATTCTATCTATATTATTCATACGTTTATACCTCCTTATATCCTTCTAATTATTAAACCCTGTTTAACTAGTGGTTAATTGTATGCATAAAACTCGTTTAAATAGCGGTTAATTGTATCTATTACGCTCTCT